CTAGCCAATAATCCCATCACCGGCTGGAACTCCTCCTTGAGCCATAGCTCCTGAAGGGCCACTCGGTATGGAATCAGATCCTCGATTTTGTTGATTTCCATTTCCTGCTCCTGCTTGCGGTTGCATCGCGGCTTCGATAATCTTTGACACATCGGGTAACAATGCATCTGGATTATCACGGTTAAAGTTACGCGCCAAGGTCATAGCTGATATTCTTGTCGCAAGAAGCATTTCCAAGTAATACTGTTTCAAATCTGGTGAAATGCCCGGAGAATTGATCGCTTGAATAATCTGTGCTTGGCTCTGATAGTAGCGATCAAACCTATCTGAAATAAGAATGTCGTTTTGTTTCTCGAGTTCTTTGTTAGCAGACGCTGAAGCTGGACGAAGACGCAGACCTAGTGTACCATCGCGGTAGAGATCAAGCGCCTTCTTTAGTTTCTCAGCATCGCTGCCGTATTTCTTGAGCTTTTCTCCAATACCAAAGTTCGAGTACATTGTAAGAAACTTACAGCCCAATTTTACATGTGCTGAGCGCATATCTCCAGTACGAAGATTATTCCTGTTATTCTGCTGCGCCATGACCATAGAAGTACCAGAAGCGCTGTAGATGCCACGCTTCTGATTTACAATCCCACCGCCTGTGCCACCAGAGGCCGGATCAACACCCGTGCGCTCCTTAGCTATTGCCATGTGAAATTGGTCTGGCCCATCACTGTAACCCAAGTCAGCGCCAGCTTTAATATGCTCAATCTCATCCTTATGACCCGGCAGCACGACGCCAGGAAATACATCTAGCATAGAACTAAGCTTAGATTCAGGATCAGCACGCCATACGCCTAGCATCGCCATGTTACGATTGTTTGTACGCCAGTTGTTATTGTTCGACAATTCCTTCTGAATCATGTGAATCATCTCAGCAAAACCTGTACCAAGATAAGACTCATCATCGTAGGCTAATTTCATGTCCTGATATGGAAGCATGTTCTTAGGATAGTTGTTAAAAGCTATCCACAGAATCTTCTCTGTACGTTTGTGATACTTTGCCTGGAAAGAATACTCCTTGCCGCTGAGATAGTATGTAAAGAAAACTGTGTAAACATACCACCGCGCTGCGCCAGTATCTACACCAGAGGAATCAATCGAAAACTGCTCATTGATCTCCCGTTCCATCTCTGTCTCTTGAACAGCATCAGGATTACTAAGCAACTTCTCGATATCTGACTGCTTGTAATAAGGACTCTTTGCTTTGAGATCCTGCACCGCCCACATATCAAGTGGGTCAATATGCCCAAAGAGCTTCATATTCTCAAGCTTTGGCACTGAAGGATCAAAGATAAATCTGTTAAGTGGCAGTAACTCAGGATGAGGCCCATCACGCTTAGTGATGATGCAATCTTCTGAAACTACAGGTCCATCCTCTGCCGAAGTTCCGCCAGATTTATACTCACGCACTACTTGCGTCTCATACTCATAAGGCGTGTAAATAACTCCTGTGCCATACTTGATCGCACTATGAAATGCGCTCTGCTCTACTCTGTACAAATCAAGTTCATCTGGCGCATAGGCCATGTCCATTAAGAAGTTTTGAACAACCTGCTTTAGCTCTTCCCCATCCTTCCTCGGCAATCCTCCACTCATTGTCGCCGCCCAGAGTGGATCATACATATAGATTCCACCCATGATGCGAGCAAGAAGTTCATCCGAGGCAGTGCCAATGATAGGAATCACTAAATTAGCCGCACCAGACCAGGGCCAGTCGGCTTCTTTGTTCTTCGGGCGAGCCTTATACAACCGCACATACTCGGGCAATTTCTCAGTTCTGAAAGTCTGCAAGCGCCGATCAAGGTGTGCAATCTTGTCCTTGACAAAGTCACAGATCTCATTGTAGTTATCTTCTCCAATGAGCTTCGGCGTTACTTCAGTAGGCGGCTGATATGGCATTAGAGAATTCCTGTGTTCGCTGTGTTTGAAGTGTTAATTGGCTTAGACACTGTGTCAATCTGACCAGTAGAACTCTGTATTGTGGGTACTGGCATAGGCATTGTGGAGCTGAAACTCTTGAAATCCGCCGTCAGCAGACTCAGAAACTTATAAATGAATGTGTAACCCACACTACCATTTGGTACAGGTAAAGCCTGTACCAAAGCCGAGGCGACAGAGTTTACAACATAGAACAAAAGAACTAATTGCATAGTCACTGGAATGTTCATCTTACCTCCTGTGCTCTTGCTTTGTCATAAGTTGCTTTTGCAGCGGCGTAACCTTCTTGAAAAGCTTTCAACACTGCAATCGCGACAGCGTGTGCAGTAATGTCTTTAGTATGTTCTTCAAGTTGCTTGTCGTGTTCTGCTAAGTGAATAGAATGATTGCTCTGATTAGAATACAAAACGCCTGCAAAAAAGATGCAAGTGATGATACTCACGATTGTCGGTCCCCACGCTGCCCAATCCATAGATTGTTCCCCTTACGCTGCTGCCGCTGCCATACGTCTTACAAACTGTGCCCGTTGTTTGAGCATGAATTCATCAACATGCTCCTGAGAAATTTTGTCAAACTTCCAGATCTGTGGACCGTAGGATAGGACATCAAGCAAATCAATCAGACTCTTACGCTGACCATACTGTTCTGCTTCTTCTTTGAACTCAGCACAATTATTCGCATCTAGCCAGAGTTCATGCCGTTCCACGAGAGGAATGAAATTCTCAATTCGTTCAGCTTTAGCGTTAGCATTCTGAGGAGTTTTGAGCGGAAGAAATTGAATACCACTAAGCTCTGGATGTGAGTGCTTGTGCTCTTCGACAAAGTAATTCAGATGATAGAGCAAGTACTTCTGTGCTGCCACAGCTTCAACATAGACAACGCGGAGCTTCCACTTCACAGCAAGAAAGAAAATCTGCTTGACAAAATCATCTATAGGACAAGCCTTTGCCCATTGGTCGAGCAGGTATATTCTACGTGGGTCACGCTCCACGCCAGTCACCGTAATAGCATGACGGCACCGACCGTCTTTGCCGACTTCTTGACCTAAGTGCGAGCCACCATGATTCGGATCAACTGTCATGTACCGATCAAGATTCCGTGGGAAGACATCTTTTTCTACATCGCCGGCTGCTACATGATGACGGATGACAATGCGATACTGCTGAGGATGCGAGGTCTCGAAGTATCTGCTAAGTGTCGGAGACTCTTTTGGAATCGCTAATGCGCCAGTTACTTTCTCAAAATTGAAGTACCGAAAATCTGCCATGTTAAATTTGGCTTTAGACGGATCAATAGGATAGTTGAGGAATTGACAAGAAAAATGGTACGAACCTAGACGCTTCTTCCACCTGAGTAGCTTTTCTTTCGTGAATGCCTCTGGAAATATAGGGCTCCCAAAGGGATGGAGACTACAACACCCACCCAAAGCAGAGTGAGTAGTCCAGCTAAAATAAGGCTCTTCTTGTCGAATGTGTGAGTTAAGATCGTCATGCGACCACCTATTTCCAACAACTATCTCGTCGAAATCTCTTCCAGGATTATTCGGGTCTGAGTCAGTTGCTCCGACAAGAATCTGGTGGTAGTCGATTGTATCTGCCATGACGACTGAGCTTTTACGGGCTTCACGCCCAACAAGGTCATCCTCGACAACCACATTATAATGTCGGCTCTGTAGCGCCGCTCCGACTCCGATAAGATCGAAAGTACCTTCTCCTTGTCCTCGACCACTCGCAGTACGACGCTGGTGCAAGCTCTCATTTGTCCACGTCTCCTTTGATGTAGGCATTATCTCAGGAAAAAGGTGATTAAAGAATGAATTATTTTCATAGTGATTCGAGATTCTGCTGCCTAACTTGATCGCATTGGTAATGGTCTCACTGACCAATAGAATGCGTATGTCTTGGCTGTGAATTCTGTGCATCCACTCGATATAGAGATCAGTATAGCCAACACTCGTAAAGAAATCTTCTTCTCGTTTGCCAAAAGGTAAAGCACGCCATATAGGAAAACACTCACTATAGACTGTGCTTTTGAAATGATCACGGGGAATTTCGATTCCTTCTTTGAGACCGTCTTTCATTACTGTAAGGCACATCTGGTAATGTAAGTTTGAGGCTTTATCAGGATTTTTGGAAAAGCGATTCTTGCCCATTACGACAGTGCTAAAGTAGTACAAGTCCATTAAAGAATTAGCGCGATAAACCTGCTTCTTCTCCGCTGGCGTCTTGCATAAGTCTGTAGGAATGAGATTATAACCTAAAACAGTAGAACGAGGTACGAAAGTATCCCCAGTCTCTCCTACTTCGAGAACCCGGAGTACATCTCGTACCTTCTGTTCTATCTCGCGCTGGCTCAAGAAAACTCCTAATTGGGAATCAGGCCACAGGCGGCGTCACAGTAGTTGCAATGATCTCCGCAATTTCCTCAGCCAGACCATTGATAATCGTAGAGGCAGGAATGAACAAAGGTTTCTTCAAGCACTGAACCTGAAGTGTCTTTGTTGCAGGGTTGTAGTTGTAAGTGAAAACGAACGAACCATGAGTAACTGTCACAATTTCGTTTGCTGTCGCAGTAACATCCTGGCCAGTATCTGCTTTAATCTTAGCAACCAAAGCATCAAACATTGGCTCGGTGACGTTGGTGAATGTTTGCATTTGAAGAGCCATGTGTTTCTCCTTAGAGCAATGCGCCAGTAGAAACTTGAGCTTTAACAGAAGGCGCCATCGTAGGCGCTATGGTACCTGCCGTACCTGTCGTGGCGGTGGTTGTAGAACCTGCACCAAGAGCGTTCAAAAATGCCACCAGCGCATTGTTTGCGTTTTGCAACTCAACTCCCGTAGGAATCGGAAGTCCCTGTGCCGTGGCAAAAGCAATAACCTGAGGCGCTACGGTATTGAGCACCATCGCAGATTTCTGCGCTCCGCCTGTAGCGTTAGCTGCGGCTGCTGTAGCAAGAGCTTGAGCCTTAAAAATCTCCTGCAACCAAGTGTTCGTGAGGTTAACAACTCCGTCAAGAGCAGGGTCTACGGCTTCTACAAAACCCTCTCCTGTACTCAAAACAGCCTGTCCTCTTGGAGAACCAAGCCATCCAAAGACTTTCTTCACATCGTTACCTAGTGTGCTAAGCCAACTCATTCGCTACTCCTTAGTCAATGTTGGTTGTCATACATTCTGCCCAGTACATCCACTCAAAGCAGAGGTCACAAGGGTTAAGTCTCATGCTAGTTCACCGTCCCATCTGTAGGCAGTGAGTCTAGCAATGCTGCATCAAGCTCAAGTTGTGCCAACGCTGCTTCTTGATCCACGGCGCTGAGAGTGTGCGAGTTTGAGAACTCCTTATTCGCCAGCACTGCGGCAAAAGTATGTTCTCCATGTGTCGGCGGCGCTGCGCTACGAATAGCGTTTATGATACTCCGTGACGCTTCGTCTGCCTTCTCAAAATCAAACATATCAACAGGTTTGATTTCGGTCTTAGATATTTTGGCGAACTGACCCTCGCGATCAAGGATGTCTTGAGCCAAAGCAACTTTGTGCTTGCGCTCTGCTAGAGTGGTTCCTGACGACTGGATCTCGTTCGCCAAAACTTGAAGCGCCGCGGGAAGCATCTGAGTGAGCATCTCACGGCGCTGAGACTTAATCATGTCTAGATTTGAGTCCATGTCTACGATAATGCCGTGAGTGATCTTGATACGAGCATTGAGGTAGTCAGGAGATTTCTTAATATAGCGTAAGCGTGGGACAGAAACGCAAAGCATCGAAGCTATAGCACCTTCGCCAAAACCAGCGGCTTCCAAGCGTACAATCTTCTCAAGGCGCTGTAGCTTTTTGAAAGCGTTCTTCGGCGCTGGCTTAGAACCAAGACGCCCGCTCTTGGGATTGATTGAGCCACCATAGTGCAAGTGTCCGAAATTTGCTGAGGATGCCATAGTTTACGCGTTTTCACTTTCTTGTGTTCGCGGCGCTGTGAGATTGTACCGCTCAAAATGTGCATATAGCGCACGTCTCAAAGGACTAGGATCACCCTGCCACTGGCGCTCGGTTTCAGCTACTGCCTCACGGAACAATGACACAGTAGATGAGTTTTCTACTGCCTGCGCATTTTGTTGCTTCGGGTCCATGCTTTAAGTCTACCACGTCTGCAACGGCGCCGTCAAGTGTATGCAGGATATTTCACGGCCAAAAAATGCACCCGCGCACATTTCTTCGGCGCATACAGCCCAAGAACGTGCGCGTGTAGCGCGGGCACTAGTCCATGCTCATACTCGTAGTACAAGAACATGTTACATGTACACATGTACACATGTACTACATCTGCTGCTCTAGATTATTGCCACATACACTACGATCCTACCGAGTGTGAAATTTCTAAAAATTTAGTAGAAGAGTCCTCCCACTTCATGCGCGAGAAAGAATTTTTTGAGGCGGAGAAGCCTTGTGTTTACTAAAGAGTAAACACTATGGATAGTGGTAGGAATGGTATACATCTGTATACAGTGAGAGTACAACAGGTTACACCAGTGTATACAGTAGGCTACAGGTTACTACATGGTAAACACTATAGGTTGTGGAGTTACTGATAAGTAAACACTACAAGTTGTGGTCACTGTCTGGTAGTTTGGCAGAGTGATTGCAACTATAGAGGCAGGACAGGGAAGTACTAAGACATCCGGTCCACGGCTTAGGCCACTGTACCATTAGGCTATACTTTGACAACTGAAAGACAAGCACAGTAGAGGCGAAAACGTGTGACGCGTTTGTGTGGTGACACTCGGCACTCTGAGACTGTGCGCACAGTGTAGTATGCTGTGCTGGACTCATGTACAATCACTGAG